TGACGGTTGTATTCGTTATTCCTGCCAGTTTGATAAGCGTTTGGATTAGCGTGTTGTGATGCCTGACAGCTTGGACGATCTCCACGCCGGCCAAGCCGATCTCGGCAGCGAGCTTTGTGATCTCCGCGCTGGTCTTCACCGTCTCCAGTGAAAGAGCCGAGTGCGCCTCTGTCGCTTTGTTTGTTGCCTCGGTAAGTTTGTTTGTCGCCTCGATTAGCGAATCGAAGCCCGATGACGTCGTCTGGCTGGCCTCACCGGCCTGGCTGATTCCAGCCGCCATCGTCTCGCCGGCCTTGCCGACATCGATGAGTTGCTTCTGAACCTGATCGCCGCCCTCGAGCGCGATCTGGACCGAAATTTTCTCTGCCATGGCCTGCTATGTGTCTTTGAGATATTTGCGAAACAAATCGGCGATCTTCGCCGCCTGTTGCTCGACGATTTCGGTGATGCGCCACTTCTTCGGGATGCGCACGGACGGCACGCCGATATAGAGCGGCTTGCGGTCGCGGTCGCGATCATTGGCGTCGAACAGCATCGGCTTGCCGCGCACCGTGGCCGAGACCAGTTTCTTTCCTGATCGGCTGGCCCGCGGCCCGCCGGCTGTGGTTGGTATCCACAGCAACGGTTTGCCAGCAATCGTCGCGCCGTGCTCGAACACGCCGGCGAAGCCGAACTTATGGAAGATGATGGCCGACGGCTCGCCGCCTGCTGTCTTTTGCATCCGAAATTGCAAACCTTGCTGCCACTTCGGCCCGAATTTGCCGGCGCCCGCGATGTTGCGGCGCCCTTCTTCGACTGCATTGGCGGCGGTCTCGCGCAACGCCGCAACCGCAGCCGCCGCGATCGGCCGTTGCTTGTCACGGACCAGCTTGAGCAAGGCCGACTGGTCGACGTTGACCTCCAACTTCATCGATTGATTTCCTTGCGCAGCTTCGCGATCGTCTCGTCATCCCCCTGCGCTCCGACCGCAGTGATCATCAGATCGTATTCGCGTTCGATACTGTCGATCTTGTCACTGAATTCGAGATAGGCCGCGACCTGCCGCGGCGTCAGCGTCATTACATAGTCTGGTGGGAAACCTCGTCGGACGAGGGCGGTGAGATTGAGCGCGAGCGCCTCAAGCGTACTTTGACGACTTTTGCTGTTTCGTTGGCTCCGCCGATCAGGTTCGTCAATTCCTGCACGAAGGAGCTGATCCCGTTTGGGAATGTTAGTCCGAAGATTGCCCGTAGAAATTTAAGCTGATGTTCGGGTAAGAGTTTCGCCGCAAATTGCTCATATTTTTCATCACCGAGATGCCCAACCCCGGCCGCGATGATCGGCCCAACTGCAGCGCCGCATCCCGCAATCAGACGCGAAACGATATCGCCACCCTCGCCATTGACAAGCGATTTCAACTCGGGAAATCGGGCAACAATGGATGCGATGGCATCGACGGAAACACCCCGCACGATCACGCGCGTGCCGTCGATCTTGACGACCTCGCAAGCCGTCGAAGGCGCAATGTCCAGAAGGTCTGCCATGAATTACCTCACGCCGTTGGCTCTTCGACCGTCCAGATGCCGAACGAACCATCAACGGCTTTCTGCACTTCGGCCTCCAGCTCGAGCGTCGAAAAGTCATCACTGTCAGTGATGAAGCTGAAGTCGCCAGAAGGCACGAACGATATATCGCCAGTCCAGCCAACATGCTGGCCGATGTCGTTGGTGCCGATGACTTTGAGCGTGCCGGTGAACTCGGCCTTGGTCAGTCCTGTTATGGTGCCATCGCTGGCCAAATCCCCCAGCGCAAACATTGCGAGGTTCTCGGGTGTGATTTCGTCCAGCGTGACTTTGATCGTTGCGCTGATCTGGGTGATCGCGGTGAAATCCTTGGTCTTGATTCCCTCGCGCGAGGAAAAGTGCTCTTTCTTCTCGACGTTGGGCGTGTAGACGAACGATGGCGCATTGCCGAGATCGACGAAGGTTGCGGAGCCAGTTTCCTTGAAGGAAACAATACCTTTGCCGATGTGATAATTCTGGACGCTGGGTGACGTGGGCATGGTGGTGCTCTCCTTTCTAGAGATCGTCGGGCTTGAGCGAGTACTTGAACATGAACTGCGCAGTTAAGGCTGCATATCCCGTGCGCGTCCATCCGACATCGGTCTGACATCCGAGATAGCGGATTGCGCCGTTGCCGTACCGCCCGGTCTTCACGATCTGCTCGAGTTCGGTGTCGGTCAGCACCCGCTTGATCAGCTCGCGGCGAAAGGTAGTGACGATCGAGCCGAGCACGACGTTGTCATCTTGCACCTGGACAACGATACCGGGCGTCATCTGTACGTTGTAAGGCCGATGCGATTGCTTCATTGACACGTCGCTCGCGCCATCGGATTCCTCGTCGCCGTCGAGCACGATTACCGCAGGCAACTCAGCCTCAATGAGGTCAATGTTGTTGCGATGCACCGAGCGCATGTTTGGAATGGCGGCGACCACCTCGAGCAGCCGCGCCAGGATGTCCTCGCGAACGTCAACCATCGGTCGACTCGATCGCCTTCAGCAGGAACAGCACCTCGCCGAGGTCTTCACCGTTCGGACTGCCGGTCAATTCATAGGATCGCACTGTCCAACTGCGGCCGTTAAACGTCAGCACCGATCCTTTGTAAAGCTCGCGCGCAATGCCTTTGCCGTCGAGCTCGGGGATGCGGGCATAAGCGCCAGGCCCGACGCTGCGCACTTCCACGCTGCCGCTGGTCTGGGTCTTCCGCCGGGTCTCGTCGATCACGGTGAACGCGACCTCACCCGCGGTTCCGGCCGCGGTCAGCGTCGCCGGCACGCCGATCGCGTCATAGACCGGGTCATAGAGATCCGCGCTGTAGTCGATCATCGCCATTCCCGCCGGAACGCAAATGTGCCGATGTCCTCGCGGCCGAGCTCGGTCTCGACATTGCTTTCCGACACCAGCGCAAAGCCGCACAGGTTCATGGCGACCACCAGCCCCTCGCGGGTGAAGTACCAGCAATGCTCGTCCGGCTTGAAATGCTTGCTCTGCAGCACATGCGCGGCGTCGCGGAAGATCGGCAGCGAGAGAAATAGCCACTCGCGCACATTGCCGAGTAGCGGCTGGAAGTCCGGGATGTGCTCGAGCACGTCCCACAGCGAGACCGCATCGGACAGAACAAGATAGGGATCGACCTGCAGTTTGCGCTGCTCGAGCCAAGCGATGCCGGCCGGGTTGACGTCGAAGCCGTAGGTCGTGCGCCCGCGCTCGCGCCGCAGATCGATGAACGCGCCCGAGCCGATGCCGACATCGACCAGCGTGCCGCGGTAATGCTGCTCGACGAAGTTGCAGCGCGCCTGCATCAGCGCGCGTCCGAGGTCGGTCTGGGCGTTGCGATCGAAGCTGTCGAAATAGTCCTGATCGTAGGGTACCAGCGCGGCCTCGACCGGGTAATAGCCGATGCCGAGCTCGGGCCACCAGGTCAGGCTGCGGCGCGCGAACTGCGCCACCAGCGGGAAAACTGACTGATCGGGTCCGCGATCCTCTTGTCGCAGTTGTGCAGCATGTTCGTGCATTGACAGAAGTTCTCCGGTAGGGCGAAGCCGATCCGGCTGAGATCGAGCCGCGGGTCGGTGATCTTGGCGGGCGCGTTGTGGCCGCCGTGGCCGCCCAGCACCACGAAGGTGTTGACCTTGAGCGCGAGCCCGGCCGGGACGACCCAGCCGACGCCGCCGATGACGATGTCGGCGTCGCGCACCAGCGCGAGCAGCTCGCGCACCGCGAGCTCGCCGAACACGAAGTAACGATGCGCCGGCGGCAGCTCGCCCACTGCCCATTCCTCGCCCGGCGCGATGTCGGCGACCGCGATCACGGTGTGCGTCGCCATCAGTTCGCGGGCTAGGTCCGCGATGTATTCCGGCTGCGGGTTGCGCGCCTCGTTGCGCCATTCGCTGCGCACCGTCACCGGCCGCACCACCGCGATCGGGCGATCAGGCTTGACCGGCGAAGGCCCCATATCGGGCAGATCGAACAGCGCCGGATCGAAGGCGACTTTCAGCGGCGCCCATCGGCATTCCAGCGCATTGACAATCGAAGTCGTCGCCAGGCTGGCGCCATATCCGACCCTGACCTCGCGCATCGGCACACGCGGTCGCGACCAGAGATCCGCCCGCTGCCGCGCCATGTTCTTCTGCTGCGTGCGCAGCTTGTGTCCGCCGCGGATGAACTTGATGTCGAGGTCAGCGTAGAGCTCGGGCCACGGCGTCTCGAGGTGGATGTCGTATTGCGCCGCGGCCGCGCGCACGAACGGGCGCTGGTATACGTTGTCACCGAGTCCATACATACCGCGGATCAGGACCGGCTTAGGCGGCGAGACGTTCACCCAGCACGTCCTGCAGGCTGATAACCGGAAGCAGGTCGCCCCATGCCGTCCCCGGCGAGGCATTGAACGCCGCTATCTTGAGCGCCCGCAGCGACGGCACGATGGTGACTAGGTCCGCGTGCTGCTTGTCGTAACAGCCGGCCCGGTGCGGCCAGCGGTGCGGCGGGTGATGATGGCTGCGGCCGTCGGCGGCCAGTTTGCCGTCGGCGCCGAGCCAGACGATGGTGCCGCCCGGCCCGATCAGATGCGCCGCCAGGTTGGTGGCCGCTGTCAGCGAGGTCCATTTCTGCATCAGGCTGTCATGCTGCTGCGCCAGCCCCGGCGGCTTGGCGGCGCGGCAGACCAGCACCTTCTTGTCCTCCGACACCATGCGCGAGGTGGTGACGACACGGCCGCGGAAGCTCGCAACCGCCGCCCGGTTGTGCGGCTCGTTCCACCAGCGCCAGTCGCCGAAATAGAGGATGTCCGCCCACGGCAGCTTGTACACGCTGGAATTGATCGCGATCACGCGGCGGCCGCGCAGCGCCTCGAGCTCGAGCCCGAGCACCGATGGCCCGCCGCCGACGATGAACACGGTCTCGCCCGGCCATTCGCGCGGCACCGACCAGAATGCAAACTCATGCGACATAGAGGCGCCGGTAGGGTTGGATCAGGTCAGTCACGATCGCGGACAGATAGCCCGATGACGCGGTCGACAGCGACGGCGTGAAATAGGACACGCGGGTATCGCCGTGCTGCACCTCGCGGATGCTGGGATCACGCGTGCCGGAGGTGCGCCCCTCGTTTACGGCCTGGATGATCGCCTGCTGCAGCCGGGCCGGTGCCTGTTCCGGCAAGTCGTAGCCGCCGCTATAGAGCACGGCGACCACGGTCTCGGCCCAGCATCCGCTGGTCCACAGCCGGCCGCTGGCGGGATCGAAGTCGTAGTCAGCGGCGGTGGCGCCCGCGGCCGAGACCTCGGCGATCTCGACCACCGGATAAAGCGACAGCGTCAGCGCCTGCCGCGGCAGCAGGTTCTCGTTGCGATCGAAGGTGAAGGTCTCGAGCGCCTCGGCCAGGCCGAAGCGGCGATTGCAATATTCTGCAATGAGGCGTGATTGCATGGTGATGGCGGCCTGCAACGCGGCGTCTTCCGTCGTGCCCTCGATCTCGAGCGCGAGCTTGAGGTCGGCGAGGCTGATCAGGTCAGGCCCGGCGCTGTCGGTCGCCTCGCTGAGAATTTCGAGAATGGAATGCATTATTTCAACCTGA